CCTGGCGGCGCGGATGAAGGCCCGGGCGGAGAACGACACCCTGACCCTGGCCTGGCCCCAGGCCGAGATCTGGTCGGTGATCGGCGGATCCCCGGTCGTCAACGGGGCCGGCCAGGCGGGCGCCCGGCTCAACATCTCCGGACTGAGCGCCGGCCAGACCATCCCGGCGGGGCGGTTCTTCAGCTTCGTCGCCGGCGGTCGCAATTACCTGCACATGACGACCCTGGCGGTCACCGCCAACGGTTCCGGTCAGGTCCAGCTGCACATTGCGCCCCTGCTGCGCGCCGCCCCGGCCAATGCCGCCGCCCTCAATTTCTCGGCCCCGATCGTCGAGGGCCTGCTGACCGGCCAGGTCGAGTGGAGCCTGGACCGGCTGCGCTGGACCTCGACCAGCTTCACCCTTTCGGAAAACGCCTGACGTGTCGTCCCTGACCTCAGCCTTTGCGGCCGAGCTGGCGAAGCCGGCCCTGATCCTTTTCGGGGCGGTCGAGATCGTGCTCCCCGGCGCGACCGTCCGCCTCCTGGACGGGGCCGGGACCGCGAGTTTCGGCGGCCGGACCTTCGTCGGCCGGGACGCGACCTTCGGCGTCCTGGGCGGCCTGTCGGACTTTGCGGACGGGATCGAGGACCAGGCCCCCAGCCTGACCCTGACCCTGCTTCCCCCCAGCAATTCCGCCATGGCGGCCTTCGCCGCGGCCACGGCCCAGGGCTCGGCGGTCTCGATCTGGCTCGGGGCCATGGACGCGGTCACCGGCCAGGTCATCGCCGACCCCGACCTGATCTTCGTCGGCGAGACCGACGTCCCGACCCAGAAGGTCCGGGCCGGCGAGCGCGAGCTGGAGCTGACCGTCATCTCGATCTTCGACCGCTTCCTGGAGACGGACGAGGGCGAGCGGCTGAATAACGGATTCCACCAGTCGATCTGGGCCGGCGAGACCGGCCTGGAGTTCATCAGCTTTGTCCGGGATCAGCCGATCTGGGGGGCCGACGCCCCGCCGGCCGTCCTGGTGGGGACGGGGGCTTCCCCGAGCGGCGACGCCTCGCGCGGGGCCTTCGTGTGATCTCGCCCCTTCTCGCTCGCCGCAACGCCGCCCAGGCCGCGATCGACGCCTTCCTGGGCCAGCCCTTCGCCTGGGGCCGGGCCGATTGCGTCCGCCTGGCCGCGACCGTCCTGGCGCACCATGGCCGCCCGACCGACCTGAACCGGGCCGGCAAATGGCAGAGCGCCCTGACGGCCCGCCGGGCCCTGAAGCGCCTCGGCTATGCCGGACTGGGCGCGGCCGTGGACGGCCAGGGCCTGCCCCGGATCGGCCACGCCTTTCACCTGGTCGGCGACCTGGTCGGCCTGCCGGCCCCTGACGGCTGGGACCTGTCCCTGGGCGTGGCGGTCGGCAACGGCCGGGTGCTGGCCTTCAACCCCTTCGACCAGCTGGGCGGCATACTGCAGCCGGGCCCGGAAGACGTCCTGGCGTGCTGGAGGGTCGATCCATGACCACGGCCGTCGTCGTCGCGGCCAAGTGGGTCGCCCTGAAGGCCTTCGAGGTCGCGATCGCGGCGGGCGCGACTGCCGAGACGGCGGTCGCGGTCATGACCGTGGCCAAGGTGGCGGCCGAGGTGGCCATCACCGCGGCGGTCTCTGCGGCGATCACGGCGACCATGACCCCCAAGGTCGGCGGCGACTTTGGCACCCAGGTCGATTTCAAGGCCGATCCGCGCGGCCCGATCCCCTACGCCATGGGCCGGACCGCCACGGCCGGCAACATGGTCTTCGCCCAGACGGCGGGGCCTAAGAATAAATACCTGAATTACGTCACGGTTTACTCTGCCGCAGGCCCAATCGACAGTTACGAGGCCTTCCTGGTTAATGGATCGCCCGTCACCTTCGGGACCGACAGCGGCGAGGGGGCCTCGGGCTACTACCAGAACCGGATGTGGCGGCGAACCCAGCTGGGCGCGCGGCCCGAGTCCGACTGGTTGCGCTGGACCGCGACCGGGACCAAGGACACGCCGGCCGACCATTCCGGCCTGCCGGCGGAGTGGTCCTCGACGCACAAGCTGAGCGGCCTGGCCGCCGACCTCTGGGCCCTGCAGTACAATTCGACCGTCTATTCCTCGGGCCCGCCCCGGAAGCTGGCGGTCGGGAAGTGGGTCAAGGTCTACGACCCGCGCCTGGACTCGACCTATCCCGGCGGATCGGGCGCGCACCGGGCCAACAATGAGGCGACCTGGGCCTGGTCGGAAAACCCTTACCTCCACGCCCTGACCTGGGTGATCGGCCGGCACGTGAACGGCGTGCGGATCCTGGGCCTGGGTGCGCCCCTGGCGGCGATCGACGTGGCGGCCTTCGTCGAGGGCGCGAACGTGGCGCAGGCGAACGGCTGGAAGCTGGGCGGGGTTGTCTATTCGACGGACGACAAGTGGGAGGTCCTGAAGGCCATCCTTCAGGCGGGCGGCGGCCGGCCCATGCGCCTGGGCGCCAAGATTTCCTGCCTGGTCTCGACGCCCCGGACGTCCCTGGCCACCCTGACCGGGGCCGACGTGGTGGGCGAGGCCCAGATCACGGGCACGCCCAGCCGGCGGACCCGGATCAACACGGTCTGGCCGAAGTACCGGGAGGAAGCCCAGGGCTGGGAAATCGTCTCGACCGACGCCGCCATCCAGGTGGCCGCGCACGTGGCCGAGGACGGCGGAAAGGTCCGCTCCCGGGAAGTCGAGTACCCCCTGGTCCAGTCGCCCGTCCAGGCGGCCCAGCTGGCCCGCTACGACATTGAGAACAGCCGGGAGTTTCAGCCGGTCGTCCTGCCCTGCCGGCCGGTCTGGATGGGCTACAAGCCCGGGGATTGCATCACGGTGAACGAGCCCGAGTTCGGGCTGGTGAACCAGAAGATGCTGATCCTGCGCCGCCAGCGGGATCCGGCGACCCTGATCACCACCCTGACCCTGGTCTCTGAGACCGACGGCAAGCACGGCTTCGCCCTGGGCTCGACCCTGTCGCCGCCGGCGACGCCAGGCCTGACGGGCTACGACCCGAACCAATCGACCGTGGTGGCGTCCGGGACCTGGACCGCCACGGGAACCGCCCTGACCGGCCCGGACGGCTCGACCCAGCCGGCGATCGTCTTTGTCGGCGAGTGCGAGGACCCGAACGTCGCGACCGTGATCGCCGAGACGCGGCTGAGCCTGGGCGGCGGGACCTTCGGCGACTGGATGAGTACCGAGCACTCGCCGCAGATCAAGCGGATCGAGGTCCGGGGCCTGCTGCCCTCCAGCGATTACCACTGTCGGATCCGCTACCGGACCGCCCTGGCGGCCGAGGGCCTGACGGGCCTCGACCTGGGGATCAAGACGACGGGCGCGCTTTCGACCTCGGTCGGCATGATCAACGGGATCACGGCCGCCCAGCTGACCGCAGACCTGGCCTACGTGGCCGAGCAAGGCCGGCGGCTGAACCAGGCGGTCCTCGAGACCTTCAACCGGCTCCAGGACGAACGGCTGGCGACCTTCCAGGCGACGCTGCACAAGGGCCAGGCCGTGAAGAAGATCCTGATCGACCAGGACACGGACTGGACCGACGGGGACCTGTCGGTCTTCCGCCGGTTCACCCTTCTGGGCGCGGTCACGGCGAACGGCGGGGCCTTCGTCCTGAACGACACCACGGTCCAGGTCAGCGCCACGGAAAGCCTGGCCGACTTCCGGACGGCCGTCGCCGCAGGGCAGGCAACCAACGCGGCCGCGATCGCAACCGAGGCCACGGCCCGGGCCAGCGCCGACAGCGCCCTGGCCTCCAGCCTTTCCACGGTCTCGACCACGGTCGCCGGCCAGACGGCCTCGATCACCACCCTGCAGTCGTCGGTCAACGGCATTTCGGCCCAGTGGGTCCTGGCCCTGAACGGCTCGGGCCGGGTCGCCGGCATCAAGGCGGCGGTCGGCGCGACCGTCTCGACCCTGGCCTTCCAGGCCGACCAGATCGCGTTCTCGAACGGGTCGGACAACTACTTCCCCCTGTCGATCGTCGGCGGGGAGGTCGTGGCCACCAACTTCCGAGTGGACAAGGTCCAGGCCAATTCGATCGTGACGGCCTCAATCATCGGCGGCGCGGTAACGACCCAGGTCGGGGCCGGCAATGCCCCCCTGTCGACGATCACCACGACCCCGGACCAGGTGATCAGCCTGTCAATCGTCACGACCGGCGGCGCGGTCCAGGTGGCCTACGACTGCCAGCTGGGCCTGGGATCGGGCTTCACTGGCGGCTGCCGGGCCTCGATCTACCGGGACGGGGTCCTGCTGCGCTCGACGGCGCGCTCCAACATGGTGGGCCCCTACCTGGACAACCTGTCCGGGTTCACGCGCGACACCCCGGTCGCCGGCTCGCACGTCTACACGATCGAGCTCGACCGCCCAGCGGCCACGCCCGGGACCCTGACCTCCAACGTCAACGAGCTGATGCTGACGGAGCTGAAGCGATGAGAATTGCGGTCTTTGTCGCCTCCCGCCTGCGCGCCGTGATCGATGGGGACGCCACCAGCCTGGCGGCGACCTTCGCCGAGTACCGCTCGGGCCCGATCCTTCGGGACCTGGGGGCCTCGCCCTTTGCCGATACGCCCTTCGGCGCCCTGGCGGGCGTCACCCTGGCCGCCTTCGACGACGCCGTCCGGGCGGGGGGCGGGGCGCCCCAGGCCCCCGACCTAGGCCCGGCCATGATTGACCTGGCCCTTCGCCAAGCGGGGATCTGATGAGCCTCACGACCACCCAATTCGCCAATGACTATGTCAACGCCCTGGTCGCCCAGGGCGTGGTCCTGTCGAACGCGACGGCCTTCAAGGCGACGTTTGCGTCCCAGCTGACCGGCTGGCTGGGGGGCGGCGACGCCATCCCTGCGGACCTGTCCTATCGCCTGACCGACGCCCTGAACCGGGTCAACGCCGAGACCGCCTCGCGCCTGGACTGGCTGACCGGCACGGCGACCGGCGGGCCCACGAGCAATGGCTATTACGTCGCGACCGCGCCGGACGGGACGACCTTCCTCTTTCCCTGCCTGGCCAAGACCCTGGCGATCCTCCAGGCGGCGGCGGGCCTGACCAACCTTTCCACGACCCGGACCTCGACGGCCATGGTCGTGGTCTCGGACACTGGCACGGACGCCACCCTTCCGGCGGCGACCGGCAGTCTGGCCGGCGTCATGACCGCAGCCGACAAGACCAAGCTCGACGGCCTGACCCCGGGCGGCGGCGGCGGATCGGGCTCGACCAATCTCAGCTTCAGCCGCACGTCGGAGACGGTGACGATTGCCTCGGACACCGGGACCGACGCGGTCCTGCCGACCGCCAACGTCGACAGCGCGGGCATCATGACCGCAGCCGACAAGACCAAGCTGGACGGCATCCCGCCCGGCGGCGGCGGCGTGACGAACCTGTCTTTCAGCCGGACCTCGACGACGGTCACCATCCTGTCCGACACCGGGACCGACGCGGTCCTGCCGGTCGCCAATGTGGACAGCGCCGGGATCATGAGCGCGGCCGACAAGACCAAGCTGGACGGCCCGCCCCAGATCGCCCGGGGCTCCCTGGCGGGCCTGGCCCTGGCCAACGACGCCAGCCTGCCCAACACCCATGTGACGATCGCCACCGGCCAGGCCCGGGACAGCACCGACGCCCTCGACCTTCGCCTGACGGTCGGCCTGGTCAAGCGCCTGGACCAGGCCTGGGCGGCCGGCACCGGCAACGGTGCCCTGGACACCGGCTCGGTCGCGGCAAACACCGGCTACCACGTCTACCTGATCCGAAAGACCGCCGACGGGACCCTGGACGTCCTGATGAGCACGTCGGCGACCAATCCGACCTTGCCCTCCGGCTATGCCGGGTTCCGCCGCCTGGGCGCGGTCCTGACCGACGCCAGCGCCTACATCCGCAAGTTCACCCAGCACGGCGACTATTTCGAGCTGTACTCCCGCTCGGCGGACTTCGCCGGCGTGGCGAACGGCGCGGGGCCCTACCTTCGGACCTTTGCCTGTCCGAAGGGAATCCCGCTGAAGCTGCGGGTCTTCCTGCAAAGCCAAAGCGGAACCCAGGCGATCACCTTCTCGGGCATCTTCGACCCGGCCCTGGGCGTGCCCCAGCTGGCCACCCTGAAGCGCGCCCAGATCCGCCGGCAGATCTACAAGGACCAGACGAACGCGGATAGCGCCTATGGAATCTTCGACGGCGACGTCTGGTGCGATGCGAACGGCCAAGTCTACACCCACTCCGACAATTCCGCCGACGTCATCGCCCTGGGCCTGTACGGCTGGACCGACGACCGGGGCCAGTATCAGTGATCCTTAGGCCCATCGGGATCGCCTGTTTCGGGACCTCCCTGACCACGGGACGGCTTTCCGGGGGCTGGGTCCAGAAGCTGCAGAACAAGCTGAACGGCGTCTCGAGGCGGCGGGTGATCTGCTACGACGTCGGCCAGGGGAGCCAGACCTCCGCCTGGGGCGTGGCCAATATCGACCGGCCCCGCAATCACCGCCCGGACGTCTGCCTGATTGAGTTCTCGATCAATGACGCGGTCACGGCGAACGGGATCTCGATCGCCCAGGCGACCGCGAACCTGCAGTCGATCGTCAATGCCCTGAGGGCGGTCAATCCGAACGTCCTGATCTACCTCATGACCATGAACGGCTGCCCGGACCTGACCCTGCGGCCCAACCTGGAAAACTATTACGAGAACGACCGGGTCTTTGCCGCGGCCAATGGCTGCGGCCTGATCGATATCCGGCCGGTCTGGGGAACGCCCAACTACACCGACACCCCCGACGGCCTTCACCCCTCCGAGGCGGCCGTCGACGCAAAGCTCCTGCCGACCGTCTTCGCCGTCCTGGCCCCGATCGTGGCGGCCGTGACGATCCCGACGACGCCCCCGGCCCAGCCTCCGAACCCCTTCAGCGTCTCGCCCAGCTCTGGCCCGCCGGCCGGGGGGACGACCATCACCATCTCCGGGACCCAGCTGGGCGGGACCACCAGCGTGACGGTCGGCGGCGAGGCCGCCACCAGCGTGACCGTGGTCAACTCGAACACTGTGACCTGTGTCACCCCGGCCGGGAGCGGGGCCGCCAAGAATGTGGTTGTGACCAATGCGGCTGGCAGCGCAACCCTCGCGGCGGCGTTCAGTTACGTGTCGGTAAGCCGCAGCTTCAACATCTCCCCGGCGGTCAGCGGCAAGACCACCTGGAACCTGGACACGGACGGCCCCCTTAATCTTTCGGCCCAGGGGTCCTGGACGATCACGCCGCTTTTCACTTTGACCACCAGCGTCAAAGCGTGGGGCGAGGGCGGAAGCGCCTATGGGTTCGGAGCCATCGGCGCGGGCGCCTTCGCAGGCGGCGATGTGACGTTGACCGCCGGGGTGCCTGTCACGCTCGGCGTTGGTCAGAACCGGGGGCCGGCTGGCCAGTTTGGCGGCCAGGGTGGCGGGTGGTCGGGCCTGTTTGTCACGTCGTCAAGCCTTGCCATTCTGATGGCGGCCGGCGGAGGCGGCGGCGGTTACAGTGCGGCGAGCGTCGCCGGGGGGGCTGGGGGCGCGCTCACGGGCACCCAGGGCGCCACGGACCCGAACGGAAACGATATTGGCGGCGGCGGGGCCACACAATCTGGGCCCGGAACCGGCGGCGCAAATGGCGGCGGGGCCTACGGTGTCAGCGGCACGCCCGGCTCGGGGTGGCTTGGCGGCACGGGTGGCTGGGCCGGGAGCGGCGGCGGCGGCGGGTACTTCGGCGGCGGCGGGGGCGGCGGGTCCGACTACTCCGGCGCTGGCGGCGGCGGCGGCTCGAGCTACTTCAACCCCTCTTACGTGACCAGCCAGCTCATGCTTTCCGGCTCGGGAACGACCCCGGGCAATGCCGGCGACTCCGCGCGAAACGGGGCCGGCAGTTCACTGAGCGGCCGCCTGATCCTGGCCTAGCGGTCTGACCCTCCCCACCCCCGGCGGCGGCACGGCCCGCAACATCCCCTTCGACCTGGAGCCTTTCTAGGCATGGCCAATCAGACCATCACCACCGCTGTCAACTATGACGACGCCTCCATCTCGGGGCTTCTGAGCGGCGATTCCATTACGATCAAC